ATTATAACGCGAAATCTCGTCTTGAGTCAATAGTCCCGACATGTCATCGCCGTGGATAACGGCGTGGTGCAGTTTCTGCACAGCTTTCGGGCTAGGCTCAAGAGCCCACAGATGTAAAAGGTTTAATAATCCCCATGACGTTCCAAGTCCCATATGGATCCCTCGTCGGGTCCAGTTGTAACCCTCCAGGTCGAACATACGACCAACAAGCTTCATAGAAGCTTCTCGGAGTTTTGCATCAATGGGAACTTGGAAGCCGTCCAGGACGCCAGCCATGGCGGCCCTGGCATAATCATGGTAGATGAAATCTGTGGCTTTCGAGAAATCTGCGTTATAGATCGACAAGGGAAATCCTTCCCTTCGGTGGATCTTTGGTGTTGAACCACATAACATCGCCTTACACGGTCTAAAATCTCTCAATCGGTTAATAATGGCGCCCGCTAGGGCCCTACTCACAGCCACCATGTCATAATGGTGTATTGTAGCAATCCGGACTTTACCACCCGGCTCTACAATTGAAAGTGGCTTGAGCATAGGGACATGACGCGGTCCTTGATCTTCGAAACCTGGTGCGTTGAAGGCACCGAAGCGTTTGGATAGTAGCTGATCGTGAACAATTTCACTACGAATAGTCTCTTCTACAGCCTTGCGGCGTCGGAAGCGGTGCGCTACGCGCTCCGCAACCTGCGCCCAAGTTGAAAGCTTGGGAGACGGTTTGGTGAGGTTGATCAGCGATTGGCTATGATTCCATTCAGCGACGATGTCGTCGAATGGGTCAGAATGATCAGGGGGCGTCCACATGTCCGCCACAACATTAACCGAGGTAACCAACTGATCGCGTAAACTCCCTACATGCGCAACGTCAAGGCAATTTCGAACTTTTACATCAGCGCGAGCTGAGTAGATAGCTCCTTCGACGTTGGAATGCCAATGCATGTAGCTTGGAGGCCAGGGTTTATCACCCCAGAAGCGACCATTTGCGTCCGCGTTACCTGGATTAATTGGGATGGGGTCTAAACATTTCTTGTTAGACGCTAAGGGGATTCTGCTGTCCAAGGAGCATCCTTGGAACAATTTCCGACAATATTCCCTTATATCCTGGGCGATGCTAGGATTGGCATCACCCTCCAGGTTCCAGCGATTCTGCGCACTTCGAATACTAGCTTTAATTTCTGCATCCTGTGCAACAGCTAGAGGTTCGAAGGCCCTGCCGATCCCAGACGCTATGAATAACATTCGGCGTCGGTGACAAGTAATAGAGAGCAGCTTAGCTTCAGTTTTATTCAAAACCGGTCCAGTATACTCGATACCTAGTGATAGGCATCGTAGCATACTGGCGAGCCGAGGAATGAAGCCAGGATAGCTGCACTTACTTGTCCAGTACAAAGCCTGGGCAAAGGCAAATTCGCGACGACTGGCCCGAATATGGAATCGGGCCGGCGATCGGCGATGCGGCAACGCAGTTGGTTTACCGAGAGCATTAAGGACCGTGTGATACACGACCTCATGCGATTTCCTGTTCCTCCATTGTTGATGGGTCCCTTTTTCTGTGAATTGGGGAACAGGTTGGAAGCAGTCTTCGACTGACTTTCGGATTCGTGCAGGTAGCTCAAACGAAGCTACCCCATGTCTAAGGATGGTCATCCAGGACCCCGGCACTTTCACCGCTTTGAAATATCTTTTATATTTGCGGTGGGGGTGAAGGGTCGGACCGTCACATGACAGTGGCACGGTAACGGGGGGGGCGGCAACGGACTCATTGTCACGCCCCATCTCAAGGGGACTGAAG